AGGATTCTGTTTACAGGTTATTGATTGAACAAATAGACGCGCTTGGGCTTGGTCAATATTACGTTATCCAGCGGAACGTGATAAAAAATTTCAGAGGATCGAGGTTTATTTTTGAGGGGCTGAAATCCAACGTAACGAAGATTAAATCAATAGAAGGGATCGACATATGCTGGGTCGAGGAAGCGGAGAAAGTCTCTGAGGATTCTTGGGACGTGCTGATACCAACGATCAGGAAGCCAGACAGTGAAATCTGGATCACGTTTAACCCTGATCTTGAGACTGATCCTACCTATAAAAAATTCATAATAAACACACCGCCCGACACGATAATTCGAAAGACGACGTTCAGGGATAATCCCGTATTTCCAGAAGTACTGCAGAAGGAAAAAGATTATATGTACGCCACAGATCCTGACAGGGCTGACTGGATTTGGGAAGGAAACCCACGAAGCCACTCAGATGCTCAGATCATGCGACATAAATGGATCGTTGAGGATTTCACGCCTTCGCCAAATAACGAAAAAGACATATGGTACGGGCCTTATTATGGGGCGGATTGGGGCTTTGCGAAAGACCCGACTGCGTTGATTTGTTTCTGGGTTAAGCCGTATGCTGAATATTGGGATTTGTGTATCGAGAAGGAAGTATTCGGCTATCAGGTCGATATTAACGACACGCCTGAATTGTTTGACAGGATAATGCCTGTAAATTCCAGAGGGGAGCCGAATCGGCAATGGCCTATTTTTGCAGACAACGCCAGGCCGGAAACCATTTCAGCAATGAACAATGCGGGCTTTAATATTCAGGGGGCTCCGAAGTGGAAAGGAAATGTCGAGGACGGGATAGCGTGGATCAGGTCTTGCCGTAAAATTATGATCCATTCCAGATGCAAACATATGATTGACGAGGCGAAGAATTATGTTTATAAAAGGGATAAGCTGACGGATGAAGTTTTGCCTGTTGTGGAGAAGGGATTCGACCACGGTTGGGATGCGATCAGGTACGGGGCTACTCACTTCATATTTGGAAAAGAAATTGACACGGTCGTCGAGTATGACGAGCCTAACAAAATATCACCTTATTAAAAGAAATCATGGCTAACAGAAATTTAAAAAAACAGAAAGAAATCAAGCCGACAGTCGACCTGAAAAAAATGGTTGAAATGGTGCGAGCTTTAGAGAGCAACGAAGAAATATTTCGGGAGCGGATTGCTGAATTAGAATTTGCACTTGAAGATGCCGACTGGCTGAGGTTGTCAGCTGAAAATGATAAGGAATTCTCACGGCAGGGAATTGATAATATAAACAAGCTGGCGAGATTGTCATGGCTTAAAAATCCATTAATCCGAAGGGCGGTTTTGACTCAGGCGAATTATGTGTTCGGACAGGGGCTGAATATGAATTCAGAGAACGAGCAGGTCGATCTGGTAATCCAGAAATTCCTTGACGATCCGAAGAATAAGGTCGAGCTTACAGATCATGCGGAACTAATGATTAAAGAGCAGGAACTACAGCTATTTTCGAATATCTTTTTTGTGTTTTTTACAGACAGGAAAACGGGACGGGTAAGGGTACGGACGATTCCTGTATATGAGATCAGAGAAATAATCTGCGATCCTGAGGATAACAAGACGCCACTGTTTTATAAAAGGGTTTACACTCCGCAGGAATTTAATCCGCAGACAGGGGAGACGAAGCCCGGATCAGAGAGAACGGTCTATTATAGGGATTGGCGGAACAGTAAAACGGTCATGAATATAGGCCGAGACAAAACGCAGGACGCCTCAATTTATCATGTGAAAGTAAATGCGTTGACGGATATGAAATTCGGGGTCTCAGAGGTTTATTCGGCACTGGATTGGTCAGCAGCTCACAAAGGATTTCTCGAAGATTGGACGACAATTGTAAAAGCCTATGCGAGGTTTGCGTGGAAGCTGACCTCGAAGAGTCGTTCGGGTATGGCGGCGGCTAAAACCAAGTTGAGTACTACACTGAACAGCATGGAAGGATCAGAGACGAATCCTGCACCGTCGGCAGGCTCAATACTTGCAGAAATTGAAGGCGGCACGAAAATGGAACCTATCAAAACAGCAGGGGCGACAACGAGTGCTGATGACGGCGACAAGCTGATCCATATGGTAAGTGCGGCAACTGGTATTTTTTACCATTATTTGGCTGGCGATCCGAGTACAGGAAATCTGGCGACAGCGAAGGCGATGGAATACCCGATGCAACTGCAATTTAAGAACAGGCAAAGACTCTGGGAAACGGTACTCACGAACATCCTTGAATTTGTGGCTTTGCAGTCAGTGAAAGCACCTGAAGGGATATTAAAAGGAACAGTTACGATGGATGAATATGGCGAAGAGTATATTGACTTAGAAGGAGATGACGAAATGTCGATGAATATTGCATTTCCTGACATATTGGAAAAAGATTTGCAGGAAAGGGTCGAGGCAATAATCAAGGCGGCTACACTGGATGGCAAAACTCCAAAATTGATCGAGAAGGAGACCTTGCTCAGGATGTTATTGGAGACGTTGGGCTATACGGACGTGGATGAAATGATCGAAGAAATGTGGCCTGATGGATTGCCGGAGGACAAACCCGAGCCTGATCCAAATATGCTACAAAATAATCAGGTATTAAACCAGCCAATCGAGGACGTGGTAGCTGAGTCGTTCAGGACATTAAAAGAGGCGATTAAACTGATAGGAAATGGAAAACCAGATTTACGAAGCCGAGGTTAAATTATTTAATGCTTTAAGGGTATCAAAACGGGAACGGACGATTGATCCGATTGCGAGATTATATGCCCGTGAGCTTGGGAAAACCTGGGAGCGAGAGGGGCGGCTATTTTTGCAGTACTTTGAGGCGTACCGAATGAGGTTCAAAGAGGCGGGAATAAGTCAGGAAGAAATAGACCGGATGCTGGACGTGGTTTATATCCAGACAGATCCTGCCAAATTAGAGGCTACGAACACGGCGCATAAATTGAGTCTAACAGCGGGATTTGTTGGAATGGGTCAAGTATTTGGAGAAGAAGTATTCTCATATTCTATGGCAAATACCCGAGCCGTCGATTGGTATATGAAGCACGGGGCGGAGCTGGTTACGCAGATTAACGCAACGACCAGAATTCAGATTAAAAGGATCGTGCTGGATGGCATTGAAAAAGGACAAAGCTACGGGGAAATGGCGAGACGGATAAAGCGACGGTTTATTCAGTTCGGAGCTAAGAAGCCTCAGCTGCATATTAGGAACAGGGCTGAGCTGGTATCGGTTACGGAAACCCGAATGGCTTACGAGGCCGGTGCTTATGAGGGGGCGAGGGAACTTGCTCAGGTAGGTCTTAAAATGGAAAAGAAGTGGCTAACGGTTGGGGACGAAAGGGTATCGGAAGGATGTTCAGCGAATGAAGGGGAAAGCTGGATTCCGTACGATGAAACTTTTGGCTCAGGTCACTTACATTCTCCACGATTCCCTGGATGTCGCTGCGATATTGAATACAGGCGAGACAGACGACCATGAACAGAGACGAAAAGGCAATGAAAAAAAGACGAAGGTTCGTGACATTGGCTTTGAGAAATCCAATTCGAGCGAGCAATATTTTAAGGACGAATGCTAGGAAATTAGATCAGGCGAAAACTATTGTGGAAAAGGTGCGGATATTATGTGATATTTTGTACCTTTCGGAATCAACGATCTACAATGATGTTAACGCCTACGAGGAAGATATTTAAGGAGACAGTAATCGAAGATCACTGGGAGTTCGCAGGCTTGCTGTGTATTGAAAACATACAATTCCCTCTGCGGATTCCTCCGATTATCACGAAAGGCGTAGAAATTCACATAAAAGGACAATTCAGCGCTGTCTGCTTCCTGAATTAAATCACTCCAGAGACGGATATACGTCACCGCATTTTTTTGTTTATAAAGACAATTGTGCTTTTTTAGGGCTGCTATTATTAATTGTCAATCTTACACTTAATCAAATCAAATGGATCATGCGGAAATAATTAAGAAATTAAAAGAGCTGAAGCACAATGAAGTTGCGAAAATTCATCTGGATCAGCTTGAAGGATTTGACGAAGAAACACCTGCAAAGGTGAAAGAGAAATTCGTCGAAAATGCAAAAAAGTTTCTTGAAAGCTACAATCCGCCTCCGAAGGAAAAATATTACGAAGGGAATTTCACGAAATTGTCAGAAGCCAAGTACGGCGAGGACGGGGCTTTTCCTATCAAAATAATTCAACCGGGCTGGGGTTCGAGTGGCTTTTACCCGAAAGCAGTTCTCGAACGGGATGCAAAGATATACAAAGAAGGTACGAAAATGTACTGGAATCACCCGACTGTTACGGAAGAAATGGAACGCCCTGAAAGGTCATTGAATGATCTGGCTGGGGTGCTTGTCTCAGAGGGTAAATTCGAGGAACAGGGGATCTACGGGCCGGGGGTTTATGCGATGGCGAAACCGTTCAGCCAATTTGCGGATAAGATTTCAGAAATGGCGCCGCACATCGGACTTAGTCATATTGCCAGAGGAAAGGCGACTTTCGGTGAAAAGGAAGGAAAGTCGGGAAATATTATTGAGTCGTTGACGATGGCGGAGAGCGTAGATTTCGTCACTGAACCGGGTGCTGGTGGCGCGGTTGTTCAGTTGTTTGAATCAGCGAAAAAATATTCAGCTAGCACCGAAGGGTCTGGCGACACATCTTCAAATAAAAACACAAATCAAATGGACGTAAATGAAAAAGATTTTTCTGCGTTGAAGGAAGCCAAAGAAACCCTTGATGCGGAAAACAGAAAGCTGAAGGAAAGGCTTGCTTTGAGAGAGGCGAAAGACTTTGTATCGGCGGAAGTAAAAGAGGCTGATCTTCCTGAAATCACGAAGAACAGATTGATCGACACCTTATCAAAAAATCCAGTCTTAACGGACGAATTTGAGGTTGACGAAAAGGCGTACAAAGAGAAGATAAAAAAGGCGATCGAGGACGAAATTAAGTACCTGAGCGATTTGAGCGAATCAGGGAAAATTACGGGCATGAACTCGAAGTCCGGAGAGCCTGACGAAAAGTTCGACGAAAAGGCTTTCAATGAAGAAATGAAGCAGAACTTTATCGACATGGGCTATTCGGAAGAACAAGCTACAATCATGGCGAATGGTAGGAAATAAAAAAATATAAAACATGGCAACTAACAGATACCAAGAGGACGGAATACAAATCAAACTATCCGTCGGCGCAGGAATCAGCTCAGGCGATCCTGTTGTAGTGGGGCAAATCCCCGGAGTAGCTTTGCTTGATTCAGATGCGAACAACGATTCGGTAGTCAGGACGCAGGGCGTATTTTCTTTGGAAGTAGTCGGAGAGGACGGCACGGGCAACGTGGCAGTGGCTGAAGGCGACATTTTGTACCTTGATTCAGGGGTGGTAAACAAAGACGACGCCAACGGCGTTCGATTTGGGTATGCTCTTGAAGCAGTGAACTCAGGTGCGACGACTACGATTAAGGTTAAGGTCGGATATTAAAATATTTGAAATATGCAATTCTTAGATTTAATGGATTCAATGCGAGCCGAGGAAGCATCGCTTGAAAAATTGTACGGCAAAGAGGGAAAGAGCGCGAGAAGTATTCGCAATACTCCAAAGTACGCCGAGGGCCTGAAGTTTACGCAGGGTCTGATGAAAAGGGTTTTCGATGGTGACTACCGTGCCTGGGGTCAGTTTCGAGAGGCAATGACAACTGACGATTTTCCGTTGCTTTTTGGTGACATTCTGGACAGGATGCTACTGGGGGCTTACATGGAAACTCCTCAGGTTTACAGGGCCTATACAAAGATTGAAACCGTTAGGGATTTCAGGAACGTGAAGCGGTTCACAGTGGACGGTGCTGAGTCAGTGCTTTCTGAGGTGGCGGAACAGGAAGAATATCCTGAAAGCTCACTGGGCGAAGCCAAGTATGAATACGCGGTAAGGAAGTACGGACGAAGGATTCCTTTCTCATGGGAAACTATGATTAATGATGACCTGAATGCGTTGAAAGATATTCCTGCCAGATTCGGAAGGGCTGCACGCAGAAGTGAGCAGAAGTTCGCTACTCAATTGTACTGTGACGCGAACGGGCCTCATGCTTCGAACTACACGGTTGGAAACAAAAATATAATTTCGGGAAATCCAGACTTGGCGATTGATGCACTTCAAGCGGCTTTCACTCAGATAGCTGCACAGGTAGACGCTGACGGCGAACCGATAGCTATTGACCAGCTTCACCTTGTTGTTCCTCCGGCATTGGAAGTAACGGCAATGAATATTTTGAACGGAACTCAGTTGAGGCTGACAGCTGCCGGCGGCGCTTCAGGTCAGGAACTTGTAACTGCCAACTGGATGCGAAACAGATTGCAACTCCATGTCGACTATTATATTCCGATAGTAGCTAGTTCTGCTAATGGAAATACTAGCTGGTGGATGTTTGCTAGTCCTCAGGCAGGGAGACCGTCTGTAACGATGGGTTTCTTAGCTGGTCACTTGACTCCGGAAATATTCATCAAGTCTCCGAATGCTCAGAGAGTAGGCGGCGGCAGTGCTGATCCGATGGGTGGAGACTTCGATACTGATTCAATTCAGTACAAAGTGCGGCACGTGTTTGGTGGTACCTTCATGGATCCTAAAATGACGGTTGCCTCCAATGGTTCAAACACCTAAAAGAAATAGGGAAATAAAGCCTTCGACGACTACGGAAATTTTGTTGGTCGAGATATTAATCGAGCTGAGAAAATTAAACGGTTCGGAGGAAGTGGCAGACGAGGGGGCGAAAGAAGCTCCCTCCAAAACTGCCAGAAAAAAATCAACACGTAAAAAGGCTGGGAAATGAGTACTTACACGAATGTGATCGGATCAGAGGTAGGCGACGTTCGGTTGCTGATAACCGACACGGATTTGGACAACGCTATTTTTTCCGATGAAGAAATAGAAAGGTTCCTTTCGATGACTCAGGTCGATGGGGCGAACGTGGTCAAGTTAGGTGCTGCAATGGCACTAGAAACGATTGCCAGAAGTGAGGTACTTATCCAGAAAAAAATCAAGTTGTTAGACCTTCAGACAGACGGGCCTGCGGTAGCAAAAGAATTGCGGGAAGCCGCAAGTATTTTAAAATCCGAAGCCATGACGGACGAGGGGGTTGATGTAATCGAGTGGGGCTTGACGAAGTTTAACCGAGAAGAAATAGTCTACAAAGATGCCTTGAAAAGACAATGAGAAACTCCTTGATACACCCGAAGCTGATGGATAACCTTTACAGGTTCTTTCCTGATATTGGGAATGTGGAAAGGGGCACGCTTGTGCCGAATGAAGTGGGCGACAC